AATGTTTGGGGTCATCGGACATGGAGCCCCAGACAGAGTGGATTGACCGGCTTGATGTTTTTGACATCGAGAAATGCGGGGGAGATGTGTTTATCACCAATCCACCCTGGGACAGGATGATTTTGCACCCATTAATCACACACTTATCCGACCTTGCCCCTACATGGCTCCTGTTCGACGGGGATTGGGCGCACACCAAGCAGGCTGTACAGTTTTTGCCTCGGCTAAAAAAAGTCGTCTCCGTCGGACGTGTAAAATGGATTGAGGACAGCTCAAGCACTGGCAAAGACAACTGCGCTTGGTATCTGTTCTCCTCTCAGGAATCCGATCAGATTTTATTTTTTGGGCGCGGGCACAAAAACCCGCTCCACGACTTTGGAGAGTAATCGTGACTATACGCTCAGACTTCATTAAAGCGCTGAAGGCAAGGTACGCAGCCGAGATCCTCGTAGCCCGGGCCAATATACAAGTCTATATTGACAATCCCGCTGGGATAGGTGACCATTCAAGCATGAGTGCCGCCGTGGATGAGCAAGTGCAGTTACTCGCGTCCGCGTCGGACAAGCTAAACACCCTCGATGAGTTTTTTTCACCAGAAAATCCCTTATCGCAGTCAAAAAAATAAACGAACTTACGAAATGCGGGCCTCCCTCCCGCAACCGGCGGGAACTGGGTTACGGGTGTAGGCCCCAAGCTCCCGCCGGTACTTATAAGCCCCCGTTCAGGGAGCCGTTAAAGTAAAGAATGAGGCCCAGTCATACGGCTCTTCAAAAATTCCCAGAGGCGGGACGTCGAGGAAGCTACCAGAGCCCAGACGAGCAGCGCACCCGCCAGCAAAAACATGGATATTGAGCTCAGGACACCGAACAACAAAAAAACAAGGGCTCCCGTCATGGCGCATGTGCCACGCAACCTGATGAGGAGAGACGTGGACACGGCTTCCACGTTTGACGACCTTCAGTTCGAGAAGGGAGAACCGCGCACCATTGTACAGCAGGACGTCAGGAAGACCCGGGATCGACCAGCTTTCCAGACGCGTCGCCTCCAGCGGGCCGCTTGCGTGTTTTACGCCGTCCTTTATTTTTTTCCAGAGAAGGCTTTCCTTGTTTCTTTCCGCCCGGGCCAGTTTCCTCTGCGCTTGGCTCTGGCGTGATGTCGATGACGGGAGCCCGTTCAAAACCCTCTCTAATCCGCTCAAGTTCTCTCTCCACATCTTCCCGGGACATCTGGTCTATTGACCCCGTCCTGATTTCCGATTTACTGACGTATATATCGCCCTGGGCCTGGCCCCTCCTGTACTCCGCCTGCACCGCAGCCGAATAGGCCCCAGATTCAAGAGCCAAATCGCGTATGCGCTGGAGATCTCGGACGTGTTTCTTGTACCCGACTTGATACATCTCGTCCAACTCTTCACGGTATCGCCGGATTTCCTGCACAACGTGGGGGCAGATGTTGGGGTTTGTTAGCTCGTAAGCACGGGTGTGGGCGGACTTGGGGGGGTAACCGGCCTTTGTCGCCGCCTCACGAAGCGTGATTTGACCGTCGTTCGACACAAGTTCTTTTACAAAAAGCTCTTGTCGGCGGGTTAATTTCCTGTCGGGTCCACGGGTCTTTTCTATCAATTGGTTGGGTTTGTTACGGTTTGGCAAAACGGCCTCCAAATAGGGTTTTATTGTTTAATATCAACGCTGTCCCGCCACTGTCCCACCACTTTACTTTAAGAAAGGGCTGTAAGTGAGGGCTGAAAAATTTTTTCTGGGTTAACCTCAGTGAGTTTTACACAAAAACCGCGAAAAATCACTATTACTAACGGGGATCGCGTCCCATGAGCGACATATTGTGGGATCTGGCACGGTACGCAAAAACCTCCAAAAACTCTTTATATAGAATAGGTTACAGAACTGTCCCACGCGTCCCACCAATCCCGCCACGATTCCGAGGTTTTTTATTTTTTTAATTTCAGGAATTTACTACTATAGTGGGACGGTGGGACAATATTTTGGAGCCCCTAAAACACGGCGCTTGATTTCTTACCCTTGCTGAGGTATAAGATATGTCCCAGATATTTAGAAGGAGTGCAAAATGGGTATATGCTCTGTTTGTAAAGGTAACGGGTACGTCCGTTACTACCCGTTAGTTAGGGACAGTGAGCCTGAGATCAGGCAGTGTTCGACTTGTCGTAGCACCGGAGAGGTTATTGATAGTGGTTCGTGGACCGTGAGTAATAAGTTGGGGGGCCACGCAGATGGATTGGCTTGAGGACTGGCTCCAGCGCATCATCGAAAAATTGGCTAACTATCTGGAGGATACAAAATGAGAGAGCTCACTAAGGTTGAACAGGCTAATGCCGACGCGTTAGGAGACGCGGCGTTGTTCCATGTGACGGCCACAATTTTGAATAAGAACATACAGGACTGTAACGCCGCGTTGCGGGACCTGTTGAATCGCGAGGGCGTTCTGGATTACTGCGAATTGAGCGCTGGCGACAAAGTTACTTTGACCGGCGTTTACAGCGACGGGACCGAAACCACTATTTCAGCGTACAAAGCCAAGACCCGCGGCGATAAGCGAATCTGGTTTAACAGTCTGAAAAACTACGCAACCGCAGGCGACATCATGGCGTTGGTGATACGCGGTGGCAAGCTGATGATACACAACGTCACACAAGGAATCGTCGCGGCAGTTTTTGTGGTCCCGACTCTGGACGTTGTGGCGCGGTATGTTTTGATTTAGAAGGGCTGACTCCCTGTAAACTTGGCCCGCCTAATTTGGCGGGCTATTTTTTGTTTGACGGTATGGGATTAATTTCATACCGTTGACTCCTAACCAATAACAGGAGTAAGACATGTGGAAACTTTTCTATAGCGGGAGTTCCGCTACACGACTTCGACGGGCTCGACGATATCTCGCCGATACGGGTGGCGTCCTTCTCGACTTTGGGTATGTCAATGGCAATTATGCATATTCCGTCAGTGATTATGATACCGCCAGTGAGGAACGTGAGCATTTAGGCGGGGCGCGGTATCTCGATTCCTTACTCGACTACGACGAGACCCGTTTACGCCGGAGTAACTACAATGAAAATTAATCTTCTACGGGGCAACCGCCCGACGAATAAATTCTACATCATGGAAAGTTCAGGCTCGACCCCGACGCGCCGCCAGAAGGGTTATTCAGATTACAACGACTATGAGGCATTGGAGAAGGCGGGCTGGTTGGAAAAACGTGCAACGGGACCACGCGGTGGAAAGACGTGGTGGCCAACAAAAAAAGGCAAATATCACCTCGCGAAGGCTCGGAAGGCTCTCGACACTTAATTCGTTTTAATAAAGTGCGCCACTTGGCCCGCCTAATTTGGCGGGCTATTTTTTGTTTGATGCAACGGGATTTATCCCATACTATAGGCGAGCTTTAAAAAACAGGAGTCAGACCATGCTTAATTGTACAGCCAACAGCCAAGCAAAAAAAACCGCAGGGATTGCCGTCGCATATAGAGCGGGATGCGGTGAGATGTTCGGGACGTGTCCAGACACGTGCGCTTTAAAACCAAAGCCGACGGGGACTCTAGAAATTGACAGAGAATATGAGCGGGCTGTGCGGCGGGCCGTACCAAAGCGCGGGCAGTCTTTTTTATTCACGCATTTTGCGCCGAATACTTGGGCAGAAAAGAATCGCGCTGGGTTTTGCGTTTTCAATTACAGCGCGGACAAGATTCGTGATGCTATCAAATATGTAAAAAAAGGAACCGCCACCGTTACCGTTGTTCCCGTAGATTTCTGGAAAGATAAGGAAAAGAAAACGGGTATCAAAATTGAGGGGGCCCAGTTTGTTCGGTGCCCCAACGAAACAAACCAGAACCTAGGTTGTAGTAATTGCGGCAACGGGGCTCCGCTTTGCGCCCGTTATGACCGCAATTTTGGAGTCATCTTTACAGCCCACGGCGCGGGTAAAAAAATAGCAGGTGATGCGACTAAGGCGGGCGGATGTTACGCGGGTGGCGGTAACGTCGCCATACATTGGCGCAATTTATCCAATAAAGAGTCTCAACCGGAAACCGACTCCGAAATGATAACGCGCTTTGCCAAGGGCCTTGCGCCGCGTTCAATTATGCGTCCGCATATAGCTGGCGACCTTGGCCGCGAACAATAGCTTCCTCTCTTATTTGGATATATAGAACCCGCTAGGAAACCGGCGGGTTTTTATTCGCGTACATAGAACAGAGTAGGCTTGCGTTACTATACCAATAGTCCTATATTGTCAGTCCGCCTTTGGCGGGCGGGGAAACCCGTTTAATCAAACTAAGGAGTCAACAATGTCTAATCTGCTTTATAATTCTAGTCTCGATACGCCAATGAGTCGCCAAGACTTGCACAACGTTATAACACCCGCGCCTATGGGTCCACG